CCGCCACGGCCTCGTCCGGGATCTTGGCCTTGTCGATGGCCTCCCGTGCGCCGAAGAGCCACGATGCCATCAGGAGGGCCGCCGTTGCCTCGTGGAACGTCCGCCAATGCTCCGCGCCCGTTTCCCCAAGTACCTGGGCTGCGATGCCCCTGCGGTACGCCTGCTGCGCCTCCTTGAGAACGCTGCGGAGGTGCTTGTCTAGCGCGGCGCGGTTCATGCCTTGCGCTTGCGCTTGCGGACGGCCACGACCTTGGGAGCCTGCGGGGCGGGTTCCTCACCCTCCGGGGCATCGTTGCCCAAACCGAGCATGGCTGCGATGGGGTTGTCCCCGCCAGCCGACTTGCCACCAAGGACGGGTTCGCCGTCCATCGGTTCGGCAAGGCCGAGGAGGTCGCGCACCTCGCGTTCGCTGACGCGGCCGCCGAGTTCCACAAACTTCTGCACCGCCTCCAGGCGCTCCTTGGTGTCCGGGCGCTCCGGGGCGAAGTTGAAACGGATGGCGCGGGCTTCGTCATCGGACGCGCCGAGCATCTTGGCGACCACGCGCACCAGGTCGGTGGTGATGGATTCCGCCAGCGCGTCCGCGTGGTAGCGGATGACGCGGGAGAGGGTGTCAGCATGGAGGTCGGCAACGCCGGACCCCATGCCCGTGCCGCCCGCCTCGCTCGAGAGCGACTGCCCAAGGATGGCCTCCTTGAGCTTGCTGCTGCACCAATCGACCATCTCCATGAAGATCTGTGCGCGGCCCGCGTTTGCGTCCTTGATGTCAATGTCGTACATCGACTCGTTCGGGCCGATACGCGGCAGCACCACGGAATTGTCGTTGACGAGGTTCTGAAGAACCGTCAGCATCTCGTTCTTGGCCGCATCGTTGCCAGCGGGGTAGTAGCCCACCCGGATGCCGAGCGCGTATCGCTCCGCGTAGGCGGCGGCGTTCTGAAGGATCTCCTGCTTCAGCAGCCAAATGTACCAGCACACATCGCGTGCGCCCACGCCGCGGTAGACCTGGTCGGCGCTGTTCGGGTCGATGAAGTTCGGGGCGGTCGTGAACACGCGGTGCAGGACGATGGCGCGACGCTCGTTCTCGTCGAACAGGTGGACGAGCGAGTCAAAGCCAAGGTCGGTCACCGACGATTCGTTGATGTACGCCGAGCCAACGCGCATAGCCACGTTGCCGCGCTGGTCGAATGCCAGCGTGTCGGAGGCGAACGGAATCCATTCGGCCACGCGCACGCCGAGCTTCGCGTCCTTCTCGTAGACGATGTTGGTCGCGGACACGCCATACCACACGGCCTCATGCATGGCGCGGAACAGGTCGCTGCGCCGAGGGATGGCGTTGATGATGTCGGCAATGCGGGAAGCGAGTTCCTGCGTGCGGGGGTTCTCGTCATCGTCCGCCGTCACGGACCACTCAAGGCCAGCGAGGGTGACAAGGAGGGAGCGCAGGACACCTTCGATGTCCGCGTCCATCCGCATCATGGCCTGGTAGTTCACATCCAGGCGGTACGCGAGGCTGCTGTTTCGCAGCATCAGGGACGCGGTACGGAAGTACGACCGCTGCACTTCCACGGGCAGGGCAAGCGGCCCGGTGGGTCCGCGGCTCGTGGGCGCGGGCAAGGGCTTGCGCGGCCGTCGTGCGGGCGGAAGGCCAGCGCCCGGAACGGCGTTCGGCATCAGAGGATTGCTGTGCTGCGGGTCGGCCATTCGCATCAGTCTAACGACTCACCCGAACATCCTTCGCTTCGGACCACGCGATTCAAACATCCGCGTGGGCGTGGTATTGACGGTTACCACGCCGCCTTGGCTCACCACCGTGCCGCTGGCGGCCGCGTTGCAGAGGTCCACCACAACGTCCACGGTGTCATCGTGCGACCCGGCGGGGAACGACAGCAGCTCGTCCAGCACCACGCGGAAGTCGGGCGCGGCTTGGCCGTTGGCGGCCTGGGGGAAGTGGAGGCGGCCTTGCTCCACGAAGGGCTGCGCCCCGGCGGCGCGGAGGTGCTTGTCCGCCCCGCGTTCCACGGGGATGACGGGCTGACGGCAGCCCATGCGGAATTGATCGAACACGCCCTTCTGCGGCCCATTGGCCTCCGCGAGAACCAGTTGGCAGCCCCGGCGCTCCACCAGTTCCTTCGCCATGCGGGCGAAGTCCGGGAAGGACTCGCGCACGCGCAGGATGTCGGTCAGGTACAGGTTGCGGTTGTAGTCCACCTCGCCCACGATGCAGACGGAGTAGTCGGGATCGTCGCGCTCCTGGCGCTTGCGGCCGTACCCCCAGTCGATGGCGGCGATGGTGCGCGACCCCGTGTGGTTGCCATCGTGATAGCGCACCCACTCGGGCCGGAACACGAGGAGGTCGGAGGACAGCGGCACAAGCTCGTAGGCGCGGGCGTAGGCCATCGGCCCCATCTCGCGGCGGTTACGGTTGAGCAGTTCGGCCGTAAAGACTTCGGGCCACGGGCTTTCCAAGCCCCAGCATGGCCGGCGCAGGAGCGTGCCGTTCTCCTCGCACTCGCGCCGCCATTGGGCGGTGATGTCATCCGTGTGGAAGGGCGTGGCCGTGCGCCAAATGCGCGCCGGGTGCTTGGCGGACGGGTCCAGCATGGGCAGCCAAATGTTCGCCATCGCCTCCTTGACCTGTTCGCGGAGTGCGGGTTGCAGTACCGCGTTGCGGAGGTCGCAGATGTCATCGGGCCACAGGATGTCGGCGCGGCCGCCCGTGCGGCCGAAGATGCCGGATGCCTGCACGGACGGGTCGCGGCGGGCGGGCAGACCTGGGGCGGTCACGCTCCAGGCGGTCACGGTGTCCTCACCGGGCTTGAGGGCAACGTGGGGGAACACGGCCCGGTACAGGGGGCTGCGGATGATGTCGCGCAGGAAGCGGCTTGTGGCGCTGGCGGCCTCGTCGTTAGACCCGATGAGCTTGAAGCGGGTCGCAGGGCGGCGGCCAAGCCACCACGCGGCAAGGTAGGTCAGGCTCGAGGTCTTGCCGTGGCCGCGGGGCAGCTCGGCGTACCAGCGGTGGTGGGTGGCCGCGTGGATCAGCAGTTCGCGTTGCAGTTTGCTGATGGGCTTGCCGATGAGCAATGCGATAAAGGCCGCCGGGTTCTCCCGTGCGGCCTCCACGGCCTGGGTCGCGGTCAGGGCTTGCGCTTGGGCTTTCGGCACGGCTTGGGGGGTTCTGCCGGGGCCACGCCAGCGATGGAGCGGGCCACGGCCTCAAGCGCCCCGTCCGCCATGTCAATCAAGGCCACGTTCTCGGTGGCCGTCCCCGAATCCAGCCGCGCCATCCGGTCCTCCTGCACGGCGGCTTCGATGGACAGCCGCTCCAGGATGGCAAGGGTCTGCGTGGCGCGCATGATCTCGCGGCGGGTGCTGGATTGGTCGGCAAGGATCTGCGCTGCCCGGTTCACGGCGGCGCGCTTGACCACATCCGGGATCTGCCATCCCTCGCGGATGGCGCGCATCCACAGACGCGGCGCGTCCGCACTTTCCCCTTTCCCCGCTGATTGCTCGGGCATCTTGGCCTCCGGTGGCATCTTACACTTCCTCGCGGGTTGCCGTCTGCCCGGTTAGGGTTTCCCACCGCTTCACGATGACATCGCAGTACGCGGGGCTGATCTCCATGCCGTAGCAGGCGCGGCCGAGCTGCTCGGCGGCGATCAGGGTCGTGCCGCTGCCGAGGAACGGGTCAAACACCATTCCATCAGTCATACGCAAGCACCATTGAATGACGAGGATGGGTTTTTGTGTGGGATGAGCCTTCTCCTCCCCGCTCCAATGGTGTGACAAGATTCGGCAATTCTTGCCGAGGTTCGTCCATGCAAGTTCAAATTCGCTGAACGACAGACCATCGTTCTTTTTATGCCAACACAGCCAATCGTTCGTGGGCGGCAACACATCAGAGAAATAGTTACCTCCCCATATGACAATTTGCTCTGCGAACGTCTGCAACCAAGCAATTTCCGGCCGTTCCGCATCCCAATTTCCACCGCGATGGAATTGTTTTTTCCCTGTTCCGAGAGTTTGCTTATTGGCATTGATTCCGTAAGGGGGATCAGTCACAACCGCATTGGCTTTTTGACCGTCCATCAGCCGCTCCACATCCTCGGCCTTGGTGCTGTCCCCGCAGAGCAGGCGATGCTTGCCCAGCAGCCACAGGTCGCCGGGTTGCGTGATGGGTTCGGCGGGCGGCTCGGGTACATCGTCCTCGGTCACCTCGGGCGCATTGGCGGCGGCGAGCTTGGCGAGTTCCTTCTCGTCAAAGCCTGTGGCGGCAAGGAGTTCCTCGTCGTCGATGGCGATGGCGGCGAGCTGCTGCTGGAGGGCGGCATCGTCCCATTCGGCTAGTTCGGCGGTGCGGTTGTCCGCGATGGCAAAGGCGGTTGCCTCGCTGCCGGCGAGGTTGGTGCGGACGGCCTTGATGGTCTGCCACCCCAGGGCGCGGGCGGCCATCAGGGTTCCGTTTCCGGCGATGACCACCCCGTCCTGGTTGACCACGATGGGCTTCTGCTGGCCGAAGCGGGCGAGGCTGGCCTTGATGGCAGCCAGGTTCTGCTCCCCGTGCTTGCGGACGTTGGCCGGGTCGTTGTGCAGCTCGGCGCAGGGGATGTCCACGATGCCCATGTCCACGCCGCTAGGGGTCTTGGCCTTGCTCACTTGTGCTTCCTTTCCATCAGGATGAGGTCAAACCCGGCGGCGTTAGCCACCTTCAGGATGGAGTCGAACGTGGGCTTGCGCTTCCCGATGACCGTGCCGGGTGTGCCGAGGAGGCATCGGACGGTATGGGCGCGCAGGATGCCGTTGGCTTCCATCTCGCGTGCAAGGCCGGATCGCGTGCCGCCAGCGGCGGCCACGGCTTCGGTGATGGTGGCCTTGAATTGGTCGTAGGTCGTGATTACTGCCATACGCGGAAGCATATCACGCCAACGTAGCCCATGATGGCGGCGGCGACGAAACCGATGCAGATGACCACGGCATTGATGATGCGGTCCTGTGCGCGGTACTCGCGGCAGATGGGGCATTCGCAGCGGTTATGGTCAGTCATCGGTTGCGTTGGGTTGATCCGGCTTTGCGCCGATGGAGGTCATGCCTAGCGATGCGGCCATGACGATGCCGCGTGACCGAATGACCTGTTGGCGCAGCATTTCGTCGCGGTGTCCGTTTCCTTCGGGCATGGGCAGGATGCGCTCGATTGCATCGGTGACGTAGATGAATGCTGCGGTCTTTGGGTCCATCTCTGCGAGGGTCTTGAGCATATCGTCGGACTTCTTTACCAGTTCGCCGCGTTGAGCCTGGATCAGTTCTAGATCCTCCTCGGCTCTGCGGCGCATCCGCTCAATGCTCTTTTGTTCTTCGTCCAGGGCTTCGTCGCGCACAATTTCAGTCATGCGGAGTTCGGCCATCAGCTCGCGCACGGTGTTGCGGATGTCATCCTTCTTGTTGTGGACCCGTTGCGATGTCCATTCCGTGATCCAGTCCTGGAAGAGTTCCGGTGTCCATTCACCCTTGCGAACATGAGCGGTCTTGCTGCTGAATTTCGATGATGCTGTGGCTACTGATGACAAGAGCATGGTCATGCAAATTTCGGATACAGCGTTTTCGATCTTGGTTGTCAGGATGTCATTCATTGTTCGCGCGCCTCATGCTCCTGGAGTCGGGAAAGGTACAGGGTGTTGCGCGCCTTGGCTTCCTTCAGCTCTTGGCGCAGCGTGACGATGATCTCGGTCTGCCGTTCGATCTCGCTTGCCGCCTTGGACAGCATTTCCCACGGTGCTGGGTCTCGAGCTGCAGCATCGGCCTCGCAGCGCAGCCATGCAACGACATCAACGGGCTGGCTGCGGAGCGGGGTTGTGGGGTGATCACCGCTCATTTCTTCGCCTTCTTCTTCTTGGATGCGTGGTGCAGGAACAGCCCGATGCGTTGGTTGGCGCGGTTCAGGTCGCGCTTCAGATCCGAGATACGGTCGCCTGCAATGTAAATCAGCGAGTGTGCATCGTGATGCTTGAGCCACTTAATGAGTTCGCGGTCTGTCATGTGTCCTCCTTGAAGCAGTCCCAGCCGCGCAACTCGGCTTCAACTCTAGCACTTGTTGCTTCATCCATCTCAACCCATTCGCACACCTCCCGCCTCGCCTCGTCGCGCTCGGCGGTGATGGTTGCGTTCTCCTGCCGCAGTCGCTTGTTTTCCTGCCATGCCTTTTCGAGCATCGAAACTGCCTCGGTCGGAGTCATCTCTACGATCACTTCTCCTTCGCACCCCATCAACGTAACGGGGCAGGAAGCATCAATCGTCTTTGGTTTCTTCTTGCTCACTTGCCGTCCCCATTCAAGTATGACCACCCGTATTCCTTTGCTACATCATCGGCCCACATTTCGCGGTTGTCCCCAACGACTTTGCAGAGCCGAAATCTTGCGTCATCCCGCTCTTTGTGAAGGCGTTCGACTTCCTTCCTGTTCTCCTCCAACGCCCACCGCAGTTCTTCGATGAGTTGCGTGGCGTTCGGTGTCGCTCCGCTCAAGCCTCGCGTCTTGGCGAGGATGCGGTCGGACTTCTGTGCGAGTGTCATGGCGCAGGTGTTACTGAACATTGCGAGTCTCCTTCTGTGTGGTGTTGTGGTTCGTGCTGCTCTTGGCTCTCCGGGCCTCCCCGATCATCGCAATGAGCAGGACGACCGCGAAGATCGGGATGAGGATGAAGAACACATCGTCGCCCGATGCGTTGTGTCCGTACTTCGTGTTCTTGTATCTGCCGCCTACTGGCATGGCTTGTCCTCCTCGAAGCAATCCCAACCGTGATTCTTCGCAATATCAAACGCATCAAGCGGCACATCGCGGGAAACCCGTCCGCAATACATACGCCTCGCCTCGTCGCGCTCGGCGCGAAGGCGTTCGATGGTGTCTGCCGCCTCGAGCATGATCGACGGCGCGAGGCACTCGCTGTTGGCGCGGAGCTGCGTGACGATGTCCTTCATCGGGAGTCCTCCACCACGGTGTGGATGCCGTGCTGCACCATGATGCCGCGGGGTTCGCCCTCGAGGCCGCGACGGTCGAACCCGCCTCCCAGGCGGGCGATGATGTTGCCGAGGCGTTCGCGTTCCTTGTGGTGTTCGTTGAGCAGCTTGGTGATGTGTTCGCGGTCGGCGATGAATCTCGCCACCAGTTGCTCCACGGCGTAGAAGGTCTTGAAGCCTGCGGCCTTGGCAAGGCGCTGGGCTTCGCGGACGGCTGCCGCGTCTACCGGGTGGAAGTGTTCGGGTACTTCGATCATGCGCGCTCCTTGAGGGCGGTGAGGTTGAGGACACCGGGGCTGACGAGTTCGTAGCCCCGGTTGTATTCGGTCGCGGAGCGCACGCGCACTCCGTAGGTGTGCTTGGCGTGGTCCACGAGGTGGGAGACCGCCCTTGGGCTGCATCCCCAAATCGCGGCAAGTTCGCGGCGCGTGTAGTACGTGTTTCGGTCAGCCTGGACAACAAGGAAGACGACGCGGTCGAAGAGGTCGGCGTAGCCGCGCCGGCGGCCTGTGCGCTTGTGCTTCATTGCGCGTACTCCTTCACGAGCTGCGTGTAGCGGTCGAAGGCTGCCAGCGTGTTGGGGGCAAGCATGGCGCGCAGGACGGCGTTGGCCTCCTCGAGTTCCTTGAGGCGTGCGCGGACGGCTTCGATGTCGCCGGAGTGCTGCCCACCCCACCACAGTCCTGCGGAGCGCAGGAGGCGGTCGAATTCGGCCAGGGTGACCGCGCCGCAAGATCGCCACTTGCCAGCGGTGGCTCGGTCAACGGCGGCGAGTTCGCCTACGGTCTTGATGTCTGCGACCAGCATCAAAACGTGCAGGGCGCGGGTGGAGAGCATCTGATGCACGGGGTCGGAGTCGATGGGTGTTTGTGCGGTGATCATGGGTGGGTGGGAAAGGGGCGGTCGCATCGCCCCGGTTAGTGGTTACAGGGCGGCAATCTTCACACCGAGTGCGCGGTAGAACGCGCGCTTTTCGGCCATCATGGAGGCCAGGTCGGCTGCCTCCGCGATTTCAATCAAGCGGTCGTGCAGCTTGCGAAGGTCTTCGGTGGCCTTGGCGTATGCCTCACTCGCGGCGGCATCCGTGGTTTCGTATTCGCGGCGGGCGATTTCCGTTGCACCGATCATCGCGCTGATTTGATTGCAAGCAGCGGAGGCTGCGTTGAAAGCGTTACGGGCGGCGATTTCGCGGCGGGCGGCGGGCTTGCGGTTGTCGGTCTTGGTGGTCATGGCTGTCTCCTCGTTGTGTCGCGCTCCCGCAACGTGCGTTCCTGCGACACGGTGAATGATAGCCCCGCGTATACGCCCGTCAAGGGGGTAGTGCGGATATTTCGCAGAATTATTTGAGGCCATAGGATGGCCCCTACAGGGCAGGGGGCGAGGGATGCCCTTCCGGCCGTCCGGGCGGGGCGGACGCGTCCTGGGGCAACCTAGGCCGCTTGCGGGGGTGCTGGGGGATCTTCGGCCACCCCGAAGTCGTTGGCGGTGGCCGCCCACACGATCCGGGGCGTTCCGGCCCCAAGCCACTCCTGCTCGATCTGATCGGCCACGAACGCCTTCGCATCGCGGTGGCTCATGCCGTCATTGTCCCGCAACCGAGCTGCGATCATGTCCGCCGAGTAGACGGCGACCGGGATGCCGCGCTCCCCGCTGCGGGGGTAGGACACCCCGAGGAGGCAGTCATCGAAGCCCGACAGGAGGATGGCGGCGACACGCCGGCGCTTGCCCATGTGCATGAGTCTACCTCCGTGGTGCGGGGTTCTTGCGGCAATAGTCGATGGCGACCGCCAGTACGCGGTGCGTGTCCGGGCTAATGCCCAGGCGCTCTTGCGCCGCTTCGATCTCCTGCCGGGTCGCGGTCGATAGCACCCCCTTGGCCCACGCATCCCAATCCGCGTAGTCCTGCGCGGTCGGGCCTTGCACGGCGCTGGCGTTCCTGCGCGTGGCCTCCACCTCCGAACGTCCCGCGATTTCCGCCGCCGCCGGGGTGATCGCGCAGTAGGCCTTGTGGATGGCCGCAATGTCAGGCCTGCTGCTGCGGACGAGCTTGTGCTGCTCGATGCAGTCACGCAGCTTGTCCTGGTGCAGCGACCCCCACTTGCGGTTCAGGATCGAAGCCTCCTCCGGGGAGGGCTGCCACCGGGGCCAAAGCTTCCCCATCAGGATCTTGTTGTCGTTCCAGGTAATCGTTTCCATGTCGGTCTCCTCGTCACCATTGCGGTTGGTTCAGGTCTCTGTTCCGGTCTCTTCGATTCTTACCAACCCGCCCCCCCTTTGAAGGGGGGGCTATGGGGGGTTGGATATCTGTGGTTGTGGTTGTAGTTGTGGTTGCTATCGTTTCGCCATTGGCGTTGCCATTAGCCCCGCCATTGGCCCCGCCATTGGCGTTGCCATTGGCCACCCCATTACGAGCGCGCCAGCGGGCATCCGCGCCCCGCCGGCCGTTCTCGGAGGCGGTCGCGTGCTTCTCTTCAACGCGGGCGCGTTCGCGCTCCATGCGCGGATTGGATAGGGTGGCCATTGGCCCCGCCATCCGCGTGAACCGCTGGCGGATGACCGCCCAATCGGCCTCTGACAGATTGCAACGGGTCAAGGTCGCGCACGCTTCCCGGTCATCGGGAACGCCGTGATTCGTCCAGGCGTACATCAGCAGTTGCGTGTACGCCCATCCCTGAACCGCCGTCATCGTGGCCGTGCTGACCAAGAAGTCGGTGGGGTACATCGGAAACCAAGGGGTAGCCATTCCATGCTCCAAACTCCGCAGGCGAGGCGGGGAGCGGCTGCAAGCTAACCCGCCCCGCCTACGGATGTCGAAATGTCGAGCAGTTGCAGCCGCTCTCGCTACCCACGATGGGTTGCGTTGGATCGGAGTATACACTATCCTGCGCTCGTCGGGCGATGGTTTTTGCGATAGTCTGCGCGTGCAGCCTATGCCCGACAATTTAACCCCCGGAAGCGCGGCGCGTTGAACTTCGGTTCCGCGCCGTGTTCTTTTCCGGCCCCGGAAAACCGCGTGTACGCGGAATCGACACATCCAAATAACGTGTACGAAAGTGCTACATATTTGAACATCTGTAGCGCATTCGATTCATTGGGCAGCAACACGCTCATTCTGCGCGTGTCCTGCCCTGGCGAAAGGCTGACAATTTGTTACCCCATCGGTGATATCGACGGCGGGCGTACCTTGCGGCCTTGTGCGCCGTCCCGAGCGAGAATAGGCCGCTGGCTTCCTTGCGGCTGGCACTCGCACCTTCGCATCGGCACTATACCCATGCGGATACCGGATTGCTCATTGGCGTGAGTAAATCTACTCAACGGGCTTGCCGTTAACGACCCGCCGATATCCCAACCGCCACAGAAGGTGCGCGATGTCGGTGGCGGTCGATGCCACGGCCTCCTCGTCTAGCTCGGGGCGGATCGCGTGGATGGCTTCGTGGATGGTGGTGTCCATCCTGTCCTTCTCACACGGCCAGGTTGCCACGCGAATGAGGCGGCCCGCGGCCTTGCCGGGGTCGATCATGTCCCCGAAGTCCCTCATGTTCGACGCGAAACGCAGCGTCCAGTATTTGCCACCGAGTCGAACTCGCATGGGATGCCTCCTATTGCGCGTCCATTACGTCCCAGGCCATACGAGGATGACCGCGTGCCTTGCCGCCGTCCTTGTCATCTTGGGTGTCCCACCGGATAAACAGGCGCACCCACTTGGCGCGGAGCGGCGTTGGGCCTGGACCCTTCTCCACGATCCATCCGCCCGAACCGTCCCCCCAGTCCTGCTTGTATGTCCCGCACCGGACGAAGTCGCAATGACGATGCCGCACCTCGTACACGCCGTTTCGGGTCTCGAGGTACTCGCGGGCAATGCCAACGATGTTGGAATGGTGGTTGTGGCCCACGGCGATGCAGTCCACGCCTTCAAGCCACGAGAGCATACGCCGGCTGTCTAGTACGCCCATCGACATGGGCGCGCCGCCGCCGCTGCCGTGGTGATAGCGCATGGTCCAAGTCATCTTGCAGTTGTTGACTGCCACGCGCACCTTGAGCCAGCCGCCGTAGCCGCCCGCGCCCATCTGCGATTTGGGATTCATCGACTTGATGGCGCGCACCAGGTTGGTGGTCGGGCAAGTCTCGTGGTGCTTGAGCCACGCGCTCTCATGGTTGCCTTGCCCCAACACCGCCCACCACGGCGCGTAGGGTGCGTAGCGTTCCGCTGCTTCCTCAATCACGCTGTCGAAGTACGCGGCCGCGAGTTGCGAGGAGCGGAGCTGCGACTTGCATTGCCTGCGGTCGCTGGCCCCTTGCATCAGGTCCAAGCAGTCTCCGAGGTCGCAGATGATGGCGTTGCGTTCCTTGGCTTGGCGAAGGTGCTTCTCCTCAAGCGCACGGTCGCACTTCTTGTTGTCGCTGTGCGCGTCAGAGCGAAGCAGAATCCATTGCTCCCACTCGCGGAACGAAGTCCCGGTGCAGTCCACGATGTGGATGTTCTTCCCGTGGTGCGTGACTTGGAACGGGGGCGCGGCTGGTCGTTTCGCCATGCCTCACCACGCTATAGGGGTCTGATTGCCCCGCCGCAAAAAAGAAAAAAGTGTCCGGATTTCTTACAGCCGGGGGCTTGCGTCTGCCGATACCGATGCGTATAACACCACCAAGCGGTGGACGCACGTTGCGGAAGCCGCGAAATCACGAGGAGATTGCAATGAAGATCAAGGTCACCGTCGAAGATGCCCTGAACTACCACCCCACCCTTGGCCGGATCTACGGGGATGTGCTGCTTGCCTGCGCTCGGGAATTGTCCGATGCGGTCAGCCAGGAAGTCCTCCGCACCCACGCCGAGTTCCACCACATCGACCCGGACAACGAGGCCGCGTGGCAGGATGCGCTTGACCGCCGCGACACCGCCGACCGGATGTTCCTCACGGTCCATGCCAAGACGGAGGTGATCCTGTGAGCGCACGGCGAACCGACCCGTGGACTTCGCACGCCGCCGCCGACAGCATGGTGGTCCCCGCCAAGGGGATGCAGGCCAAGTTGCTTGAGGCTTACCGCGCCAGCCCGAACGGCCTGACCGATGAGGAGGCGGCGACAGCGGCGGGCCTCCCAATCGGTGCGTGGAAGCGATGCAGCGAGTTGCGTACCAAGGGTCTCATCACTTGGACCGGGGCTACCCGCGTAGCCTCAAGTGGTCGCCATGCACAGGTGTGCGTCCTGTCGCGGCCCAACCCTACAACCCTCTTCCCCATGCCCGAGGAATACCGATGGTGAGCAACGAAGATAGCCGCGGGATCTTCACCCGCATCCACGCCGTGATCATGTCCGCTGACCTGTTCCCCGCGGGCGATTCCGCGGGCGAATACGTTGCCTCCAAGACCGTGGAGGTCACGATCCTGGCGCGCTGGCAGCGCACTCCCACCGATCCGCGCCTGCTGGATTGGAGCCTTGTAGCCATGTACCTAGACGGCATGGCGTTGTCGGACGAAGTCGATATTCCGTCCGACTTCCCCATGCAGCAGCTCGTAAACGCGGCCACGGTCTCGAGCAAGATGCGGCGCATCCTTGAAGGCCACGGGCCGGGGGTGATCGCATGACTACCGAAAACCGTTGGGCTACGCCCACCATCTTGGAAGTGCAATGGCGGTTGGACGGACTGCCGAACTACGTTGACGAGGATTCCATCGCGGCCACGCTTGCCATGCCAGCGACCAACAAGGATGGCGTTCCCGCTATTGCTGCCATCGGGTGCGATCCGTTGGACAACGTCACTAGCACGCACGCGGACGCATTCCCGGTGCGGTACTGGCTTGTCCACGCGCTGCTTGTGGACATCGGGGAGAGCAAGCGCCAAGATGCCGTGATTGCCACGCGCATCTCGAGCGTGGCTATGTGGGAGCAAGGCGATACCGCCGACAGCGTCCGCACGGAGTACCTCGGGCGCGTGGTGTCGTTCGTGGCCGACAGCCTCAAGGCGATGGAGGTGGCCGATGGTTGACATTGCCCATCAGAAGCTGCTAGCGATTACGGTGAGGCCATCCACCCAGGTGGTGTTTAGCGATGCGACCGGGCGCGACATTGCCGCCATCGTCATCAACGACAAGCACCCGCACATTGCGCGGTTGGTATTCAAGGTGTCCGCAGACATCAAGATCCGAAGGGAGGTCGCAGAATGAGGCGCACCGCAGAATCCGTCCGCGCCGGGATCATTGCCGACGAGGCCGCCGGGATGCAGCCCAAGGCCATCGCCATCAAGTGGGGGGTGCATCGGTCAACGGTCAGCCGCCTTGTGGGGATCAAGCGCAAGGTGACATTGCAACAGGCCGCGTCCGTTCTTTCGGCGCACCGCCGAGGAGTTAGCAAGGCCATCATCGCTGCGGAGCTGGGGGTGTCCGTCAGCGCCATCCACCGCATCCTTAAGGGCAAGACCGCCGCCGCACGAAAAGCGGCAGGAGGATTCCATGATTAGCGCACCCGCTCGGGTAGGTTTGCGCCCAAAGGAGGACGGCGCGATGGAAGATCCGTGTGTGGATTGGAGAGCGCGGGCGGTTGCCGCGGAGGCCATGCTCGCACGCATGGAGCTGCTGGTCTACAGCGACCGCCCCACGGTGCAGAATCCCAACGGCATGACTTGGCGCGACCGGGCCATCAGAGCCGAGGAGGAAGCGCAGAAGTGCCGCAACGTCCTGCCCACGCACATTGAGCGCATCCTGTATGCGGGTGAGGGGTAACCAATGCCGCGCCAGGAGGAGGACGAGGACATCGTGGACCGTATCAAGGGCAGCGCGACTACCGACCCCCTCACCATTGAGGCGATGCACGAGGTGATTCGCATCCGCCGGGAGATGGCGCGGATCATGCGTACCGGGAATCAACTACAGCAGGAGTTGGAACTTTGCAAGAGCCAGCAGGCCAAGCAGGCGCGTTGATGTTCAGCGTCCCCGGCGCAGCCGCGCCGCAGGGAAGTAAGACCGTTTTCCGCAGGGGTAGCCGCATCGTCCTCGTGGAGTCAAGCGCCAAGGTCAAGCCCTACCGCGCCGCCGTGGCGGCAGCGGCCTACGCCGCCGGCGCGACCGTGGTGGACGGCCCGGTGAGCGTGCGCGTGGCGTTCTCGTTCGTCCGCCCCGCCAGCCATTTCGGAGCGCGTGGGTTGCGGACGGCCGCACGCACGTTCCCCGGCAAGCCTGACACCGACAAGCTCGTGCGCGCCACGCTGGACGCGCTCACGGGCATCGCCTACCGCGACGATGCACAAGTGGTGGAGATTTGGGCCACCAAGGCATACGGGCCGACCGCGCAGACGGTCATCGCCATTTCGGCCGCTTGACTTTCGGCTACCGGGCCGTATACTGATTACGCCCTCGCACGTTGCGCGGGACGGGCGCGGCGCTCCGCGTACATGAGGAGATGCATATGGAACTCGCAAGGATCGGGCAAGCGCAGCTTGACCCCATGTCGGTCGCCCAGGTGTTCAAGGCTTCGGGGATGTTCCCCGACATTCAGTCCGAGGCCGCAGCGTGCGCCAAGATCATCATCGGGCGCGGCCTGGGCCTGTCGGACTATGACGCGATGACCGGGCTGCACATCATCAAGGGCAAGGCCGTCTTGGCCGCCAACCTGATGGCCGCCGCCATCAAGCGCGCAGGGAAGTACGACTACCGCGCTGCCTGCACGGACACGGATTGCAGCATTGTGTTCTTCGGCCGCAGCCCGGAGAACAAGTGGGAGGAGATCGGGACCACGACCTTCTCGATGGACGATGCGAAGCGGGCGCAGCTCGGCGGGGACAATTGGCGCAAGTGGCCGAAGGCCATGCTCTTCGCCCGCTGCATCTCGAGCGGATATAAGCAACATTGCCCGGACGCGCTTGGCGCGGCCCCGGTGTACGTCGAAGCCCACGGCGAGACCGAGATCACCGAGGAAGCACCCTCCCGCGGCTACGAGGCTCCCAAGGCTCGCGCCGCCCTTGCTGCCCCCGCAGCCCCTACGATTGACGCAGAGGCATCGGTGGTGGAGGATGCCCCGAAGCCCGTCCGCAAGCGCACGGCCAAGCAGGAGGCAAACCCGGCCCCGGAAACGCCCAAGGCGGCTGACGGCTACCCCGACGAGTACGAGGGCGAGTTCAAGATCCTGCGCGTGGTGCGCCGCCCCGGCAAGCCCATTGCAATCAACGCCGTGGGCGAACACGGCGCGGTTTGGATCGCCACCTCCGTGGTCGAATACGGTGACCTGGCGGACGCAAACAAGGAAATGCGCCTTGAGGTCGCCCGGATCGGGCAGACCCTACAGGTCATGCGCGTGATCGGGCCGATTGCGCCAGCCAAGGTTGACCCGGCGGACGTACCCTTCTGACCGTAGGCTAGTCGTTCTTCTCCCCCCCGCTTGCGGCCGCAGGAAGTTGGCCAGCAGGCGGGGGGTTTTCGTTTGCGAACGGGACGAGGCGGTT